GTTCAACAACAGTTGTTGCTGAGTAGTCATGTCTTCAAACTTATATTCAATACCATCAATAGTTACGGGGGTCTTTTCATTTTTTCCCATGATTATTTTCCTTTAGTTTTAGTTAAGATTAAGCAGAGGCTGCTTGCAGAGGTGCTAAGTTTTCTGTTGTCCAGAAGTCTTTAGCGATCATAATTTTTAAGTGTTCTTTGTTACGAGATACACAATCAGTCCACTCTTCAGTAGACATATCTTCAGGCTTACCTGCGTTGATCAGGTTAACCGAGTCTATTGCGGCACTGTAGTGCTGTGCAATTTGTTCGGGTGTTATTGTTTCAGTCATTTTAATTTCCTTTTATGGATGGGTTGCAACATAGGCTTCAAACTTTGCATTTAACTCTTGCAAGGCTTTGACAAGAACAGGCACAAGTGATTCTCCGTTGTAGCGGAGTTTTTCACTATCTTCGTTGTCAATAATGACAGGATTGTCACCCTCTAATGCAAGAATCTCTTGGGCTTTAAAGCCGTATCTTACATTTCCATGAGCAACATCGCTTTCACGATTTTCTCTAAATTGGAAAGATAAAGGATTGAGTTGTTTTACAAAATCTAACCCATGCGTAATAGGTGCAAAGTTTGTTTTGTCTCTTGCATCTGATACTACTGTCCAAGCTACTTGTATATAGGCATTAGTAACTGAAGTGTGACCAATATAAACTCTATTACTTTCACTTGTTATGTTGAAAGCTGGTTGATAAGAGGGTGTAGCGTTTAAACCACCTATTCCAACGTTGCCACTTCCAGTTGTGGAGCTATACATTGCATAATAACCAAGTGCAGTATTAGATATGCCTGTAGTATTGTTTTCTAATGAACTTTGACCAATTGCAGCATTGTAGCTTCCTGTTGTATTGTCATACATAGAAAATAAACCAACAGCCGTATTTTGAATTCCTGTGGTATTGTAATAAAGAGCACCTCCACCAATAGCAGTAAGACTATTACCTGTTGTGTTTGTATAAGCCGCCTGATAACCTACAGCAGTGTTGTTAGATGCTGTGGTGTTAGCTTGTAATGCAGCTCTTCCTAACGCAGTATTAGATGCACCAGTAGTGTTGGCATACAGTGCCTCAGTACCCATAGCGGTGTTGTCACTAGCAGTTGTATTGGAATACAAAGACTGTGAACCAACTGATGTGTTGTTATTACCAGTTGTGTTGCTATATAAAGCAATGCGACCCAAAGAAACAGTGTTGTTGCCAGTTGTGGTTGAGTAACTAGATTGATAACCTACAGCAGTGTTCCATGATGCTGTGGTGTTTGAGTAAAGGGCTTGAGAGCCAAGTGCGGTATTTTGTGCGCCAGTTGTAGTGTTGTATAAAGAAATGTGCCCAATCGCTGTGTTATGGTCAGCGGTAGTGTTAGATACAAGTGCCTGTCTACCAACGGCTGTGTTATAAGAGCCTGATGTGTTATTTGCAAGCGTTTGTTTACCAACAGCAGTAATAGAGGTTCCAGTTGTGGCTTGGGCTGCTTCATAACCTACCGCCGTATTATCAGAAGAAGTGCTATTTAATTGTAATGCTCGTGTTCCAACAGCAACATTTAGTGCACCAGTCGTATTAAATTGAAGAGCCTGATAACCTAATGCAGAGTTATTAGATGCTGTTGCATTAGCTAACGCTTGTTGTCCAACTGCCACATTATTTGCGTTACTTACATTTGAATACAAAGCCGCATTACCAATAGCAGTATTTCCAGTGCCTGTTGTATTTGAATACAGTGCAGATTGACCAAAAGCGTTGTTGACTGTGCCAGTCGTATTGCTATACAGTGATTGATAACCTACAGCAGTATTGTTAGATGCTGTGGTGTTTGATACCAAAGATTCAGCGCCTATGGCGGTGTTGTAATTACCTGTTGTATTGTTGTATAGCGCACTATCACCAACTGCAACAAGTGATGTTCCAGTGGTATTTCGATAAAGAGCAGGCGCACCAATCGCAACATTATAGTTAGCAGTAGTGTTTGCCCTTCCGGCAAGCCTACCAAGAAATACATTGGCTTCACCTGTGGTGTTTGATAATCCTGCTTGATAACCAAGTGCTGTATTATTCACGCCCGTAGTATTTGCATACCCCGCCTGATAACCTACAGCAGTGTTATTAGATGCTGTGGTGTTGTTTTGAAGTGCGCCGCCACCATGTGCCGTGTTAAATGAACCAGTTGTATTAGCAAGCAATGCGTAATACCCAGAAGCTGTATTTTCATTACCAGTTGTGGTTACATTTAACGCTCTCCAACCAAGCCCTGTGTTGTAGTAACCCGTTGTATTTGATGTTAAAGCCTCAGAACCTAAAGCCACATTGCGGTAGCCAGTAGTGTTTGCCGCTAAAGCAAAATCACCAACGGCAACACTTCTTGAGCCACTTGTATTAGCCGCCAAAGCACTAGCACCCACCGCAGTAGTGGTAGCCACAGCACCTGCACCCTTACCAACAGTAAGTCCTTGAATAGACATCCCGTTAGTAGTAGATACAACCTGTCCTGTGCTGATACTTAAACCAGTAGTCCCATTCGTTTGTAATTCAAGAACACCTGAGGAGTCTGCATTACTCTTTAAGCCAGCACTTCCGCTGACTACGCCATTGTCGGCATTTAAAATACTTGCCATATTAGGCTCCTTCTGCGGGTTCGGGTGTATTGCCTTCAGCAAGCCACTCAAGATATTCTTGGTAGTCGGTGTTGGCAGGGTCAAATGGAATACAAGCATTGTCTGAAAGACGAATTACTTGATTTTGAATTTGACTAAAAAAATCTTTGCTTAATTTATACATTTTTATAACTCCGCAGATACGTTATATTCAGTAGAAAAACCAGTTGGTGTGCTCGTAATATAAACATAGTTACTGCTTATGTCTCCAGTTCCAGCCGCTATGCTTCCACTACTAGGACTGACTAATGTTAGTGTTGGGGTTGCTCTTTTTATTACTTTAAAAGGAACATTGCTTGCCGCTAAAGTTGCTGAATAATAAGTTAAATAAACTGGTTGCCCATTTGTTCTTTCATAGTATCGCTGACACAACATAAACTCAGTCCCATAAGAACGCACATCAAACGATGTCGCTGTTGAGCCTTTTTCTAGTTGAACGCCTGTGATGTAAAAGGTTGCACCATTTGTACCAACAAGAGAATTTGCGCCAGTAACTGAACGATAAAATGTAGAACCCCAAGAACCAGCAGTTCCGCTTACTGTTGCACCAGCACCTAATGACCAAAAAAGACGAATTCCAATTCCGTTAGTTGTTAACCATGTCCCAGTTGTATCACCAGCAATAGTTACGGTTTTTTGTTCCCAAGTATTTGCAGAATTGATTGTGTAACTAAAAACATAAAAACGGTCTTGAGCAGAATTTGCTAAAGTGCCGCCAAATGTTCCAGTAAGACTTGAACGAACCCAAAAAGAAAGTGTAACTGTTGAAGCACTTGCAGTACCCCACGCTAAATCAGCAATATTTAAACCTTCAATATATTGCCGAATTGAAAAATCTTCACCTGCCCCAACTGTATATGCAGAAGAAGAAGTGCAAAGCAATGAATTTGTAAAACCAATTGCAGCATTTGAAGATTGTTGAGCAGTAAATTTACTTGCAACAGAACCAACAATTGCAAATCTATCTGTAATATAAGTTAAACTAGTTGATTGAGTAACACTAGCACCAGCATTTCGTTGATCAATCCGCATATCACCATTAATAATACGATTCCTAAACCCAGTAGTTATCCCTGTATTATAATATGCAGAACTATCCTGATAAGCCATTGATCCAAGATATTGATTCAATGGGATTTCATTAGGTGCTGTACCAATGTCTGATTGATCAACAAGCTGGTATTGAGTACCACTAACAGTCTGACTTATAGTTCCATTAACAACTAACTTAGATGAGTTAGTGTTAGTAGTTGTGCCAATCTGTAGGTTAGTCCCATCAAAATTAAGTGCGCTACCACTGCTAAGAACCTTTGATCCATTAGCGTACAACACACCATTAACTGTTGCGTTAGTCATTGTCAGATTTAAATCTGTTCCTACAGACAAAGCAGTAGCACCGTTAGATTGTAAAGCTAAAACACCTGAGGAGTCTGCATTACTTTTTAAGCCAGCACTTCCGCTGACTACGCCATTATCGGCATTTAATATTGAAGCCATTTAAACTCCTCCATATGTTTTATTACCAAGGCGTACCAGTTGCTGTTACAGGATTTTTCTGTAGTTCAATATTAGCAGCCAATGCTGTTTCTGTTGCTTCTTTATCAACACCATTCTCCCAGACCCACCCTAGGACTGTCTCTTGTGTGAGATCAGCATAGGGGATTTCTGGGGTACCGTCTGCCCATGAGCATGTTGAATAGATAGATGATGTATATTCACCGTCTACCGCAGTTGCTTGCCAATGTGCTGTGGTTACAAAACCATCTGCTGTGTTGCGGTCAAGTTGTGAGATTGTCCAAGTTACTGACATGATATTTTCCTTTTAAAGATTAAAAATTAACCGCCACCGTGACCAATGTAAGTCATATTGATTTGTGTAGCACCAGCATGAGTATTTGTTACTGTTATAGCACCAGCACTTGGACAAGTAACAGTAAAAGAGGCCCCACTTGTAGAACCATTAGCCGTAGCAAGTTGAGTTGCAGTAAATGTTGTGCCTCGCCCAATAACTGCATAAAGAGTTTGTGTTCTTATGTTTGCGTTGCTTACCAAAACATTTGAAACAGATAAAAATCCAGTAAATGAACCGCCTGAACCAGCCGCAGTTATAACAACAGTTCCATTTTGAGCAACACTTGCAGAACTAGAATCAACAATACCGCTACTTCCTAGTGTTTGAAGACGAGTTCCAGCCATATTATTTGTAGTTGTAGTCCCTACAAGAAAGTTGCCTCCCGCTGTTACTCTGACTTTTTCAGTTGGTGCAGCAGTAGCACCGCCTGTTGCTGTAGAAAAAACTAAATCACCAGCCCAGTTAGAAGACCAAGAACCACCACCTGAAATGCAAGAAATTAATGCTTGTGGTTGTTGAATTCCACCTTCGGGTGAATTGCTATTTGTAAATGCAAGTCCGTAATGTTGTCCATTAACAGCATCATTACTATTAAAGATAGCGGCATAAGCGGCAGGAGTGTTAAGCGTTGAGTTACCTACAACTGCGACAGTTAGTTTATTTGCAGGGGTTGTAGTTGCAATACCAAAATTACCCGCAGAGGTTATTCTGGCTCGTTCTGTAATGTCACTAACGTTTGATGTTGTAGTTGGGTGTGTGTAAAACCGAATCTGAGTACCCCAATCGGCTGAATTTTCACGGCTAAATCCTATACCCGACCCAATACCGGGTTGGCTTGCGTTCCACCCAAAAATACCCATTGTGGCATCTGTAGAACTACCATTCCCTGCGTTGTACAAATTTATACTTCCGGGGCCGACATTTGTAGCGTTTGTTGGAGTGGTTGTTCCAGTTACTTGCATAGCAAATCTTCCAAATGTGCTAGGAGAAGTAGTGTTAATCCCTAAATTCCCACTTGCATCCAGAGTCATCGCTTGAGTAAAGGTGATAGCGTTTCCTGCTGTACCTGATGGGGCTACATTCCACTTAATACCGCCACTGTCTTGTAATTGAAGAGTGGCTGTACTCGATGCTTTGTATTTCCAACCACTGTTGTAATAAGCATTACCAGCAAGAGCAACCCCAATAGAAGAGGTCAAACCAAATGTTCCATAGCCCCCTTCAATAATTCCACTTAATGTTGAAGCACTCGGAGTAACTCCTAAGCCCAAGTTAGTACCATCAAACACCAACCCAGAAGACCCCGTAAGATTCCCACTAGCACCCGCATAGACAACCCGACCGGATGTCAATGAAGAATCAATTAAGTCAGGAGTTGTTATACCTGTTGTACCGTCTAATATGATTGCCATAATGTTTCCTTACCAAGGAGTGCCAGTTGCAGTCACAGGATTCTTCTGCAAAGCAATGTTAGCCGCCAAAGCATCTTCTGTGGCTTGCTTGTCAACAGATTCCCATACCCATCCCAATACAGTTGCCTGTGTCAGGTCTGCATAAGGCGTGTTGACTGTGCCATCTGCCCATGAAGCTGTTGAGTAAATGGATGCTGTGTGTTCGCCATCTACTGCTGTGGCTTGCCAGTGAGCGCAGGTTACAAAGCCATTAGCTGTGTTGCGGTCAAGTTGTGAGATTGTCCAAGTAGTCATGTTTAACCTTTCAATGCGGCTATGTCAGCCTGAAGTTGAGTAATTTGGGCTTGTTGCTCTTGCATACCTTTAACCAAGACAGCAATAAGTTCGGTTTTATCCATGCCAAACATTCCATCTGTCATTTCTGATACAGAACTTGGTACGGCTGTTTGCGCTTCTTGAGCAATAAAACCAAGATGTTTTTGAGCATTATCGTTTTCGTCATTCATTAGATATTCAACAGGACGCAAATTCAAAATTGCGTCTAATCCATATGAAATATCTGTAATGTTTTTCTTCAATCGTTGGTCTGAAACAGCAGTGTACGCACCTGTTGAACTATTGAAATAACCTCGGTTGCTACCTGCGTAAATCAAATATAGCTCATCACCTGCATTTGAGAATGTTCCTTGAATATCCCAAGTTACAGTATCTGCTTGAAGTCGAATGTAAGGATTGTTGCCCGCACCACTTGTCTTAATTTGCAAGAAAGGATTGCCACTTGTACTAATGGATATGTTTCCAGCAACAGTTAATTTTTCTACTGCTGTCGTAGTCCCCACTAGCAAGTTACCGCTAGAGTCTATTCTGACTCTCTCTGCAACTGTGCCGCCAGCATCTTTTGTTTGCCAACGGATAATACCTTCATAAAAGTTTGCGCCAGTTATTACATCCATTGTGGCAATTTGAAAACCACTTGAATTAGTGTTATAAAAACTTAGTGTGGTTAAAGGCCCATTACCACCTTGTGAGCCAAAGAATTCTGCGCTTCCACTTACTTGAAGTCTTGAGTTATTTCCTTGTGAGCTAGTGTGACCAAGAAGTTGTCGCCCTGACGCATCTAGCGTCATTGCTTGGGTAAAGGAGATAGCGTTTCCTGCTGTGCCTGATGGGGCTGTGAACCAACGATGCTGACCAGCGGATTGGGAATACTGCGATGCTGTGTTTGTTGTGAGGTATGTTCCAGTACCACTAGAATTGATATAAAAGTTATTTGAAATAGCGGTAAAGTTATTTCCACCAAAGCTATAGCCATATACACAACCAGTTGCGCTAAATTGAAATGCTTTTAATGCAATGCCTGTGTCCCAAGCACTCGGTGTAACACCAAGACCTAGATTGCCTGCGCTGTCAAGCAACATACGCTGTGCGGCAGCAGTGTTGTCGTACACACTCCAACCTGCGGAGTCTGTAAACATCGTGCAGGTACGCGATTGGTTTCCAATGGTGATGCCACCACCAGCAACGCCAGATGTGCTTCGAATGAACTGCGCCAAATATGCGCCACTACCATACACATCAAGTTTTACAACAGGCGAACTCGTCCCAATACCCAGATTACCAGAGGAATCAACACGCAACCTTTCAACACCATTAGTCGCAATTACTACAGGAAAAGCAAGTCCATTGCCTAAAACAACAGATGACGCACCGCCTATTGCGGCAGTATTTGTAGAACTATTTGCTCTTAAAAATCCAATGTTGCCTTGGTCTGTACCTAAACGAAATACAGAAGCCGCTGACGAACCTGCGCTATTGTTTAACAGTCTTATACCGCTACTTGCAGAGTCTGCATTTACAGCAACATCTAGTTTGAAAGAAGGAGAATCGCCCACACCCAAATTAGTCCCATCAAAAGTAAGCGCAGAGCCACTTGTCAGAACCTTTGAGCCGTTTAGGTAAGTAACTCCGTTTGCTGTGCCAGCCGTTAAAGATACAGATTGATTTGTATTAACAGTAACCGCAGTAGTCCCATTAGTTTGTAATTCAAGAACACCTGAGGAGTCTGCATTACTCTTTAAGCCAGCACTACCGCTGACTACGCCATTGTCGGCATTTAAAATACTTGCCATGTTAGGCTCCTTGTTGTGCCGCCTGTGCCGCTATTTGTGCTTGATAAGCCGCAATTACCTCAGGTGTCCAAGCGGCATTGCAAATAGCAACAACATTAGCAGGAACGCCTGTCAGGTCTTGTGCGGGTGTAAGGCTTGAACGATGGTAGGTTTGGCTAATTTGATTGCCATCTTCCATGATGCGTGTAGCTTCACGATACAAGACTGTGCCGTTTTCGGTTACTGTGATTTGGTCGATTACTTTTTCTTTCGTGATTGCCATTTGGGTTTCTCCTTAAAGTTGGCGTTGTGTCCAGCCTGACCAATCCAATCAGGCTAATGAACTCTTGGGGTTAAGTTGCGTTATAAACAATTAAAAATTTAATAAAGTTTTCACCAGACGTTGCAAGGTCATTTATTTGTAATTCCGTCGTTGCTCCGTTTGCGGCTGTTCTATATGTTAATGAGGCTTGAGTTGTACTAGGTTCTGTTTGACCGCTTGCGGGATAGTCTCCAGCAAATGTTCCTGTAGAGGCTACAAAAACGTATACAGGAGAGTACCCTTGCTCGGCGGTACTATTGATAACCTGAAAAGGTAATCCACCAATTAAAACATCGCCACTTCCGCCACTTACAGAGGTGGTTCTTAGTGTGCCTCGGCAGTACACCAAACTGCCAATTTTGACGTAATTTCCCGCCGTACTACCTGAGTAAGAAACTGTTGGATTGGTTGTTCTCCCCAAATAAGTAGGTGTCCAAGTCCCTTCCTCATAGTCATCTAGCGTATTAGCGTTTGATGATGCTGATTGAGTTGCGGGGAATGTGATGCCTGTGCCTGATGTTGAAGGACTAGCATTGCCAACTGAAATAGAAGCGGCAAATTGCGATGTTAAATTAGAATAAAAATATGCGGTTTGCCCAGTTGAGGGAGATGCGTTGTTTCCTGTATGAATTGAAACTCCTCCAGTAGCACCGGGATGAAATGTAATTCCACCTCTATAAGGTACAGCATTGCCGGGGGCGGCAGAACCATAAATACCTGTTCTATCAGCTCCTGCATCAGCGCTGTTTGATAAAAGAATTACGGAAGCATAACCACCCGCATTGCTTTGCGATAGATGAAGTCTTGTTGTAGGTGAATTTGTCCCAATCCCCAGACCTGTTCCATTTAAGCGCATAGCTTCAGCCGCACTTGAGCCAATACCAAAAACAACAGAGCCACTTGCATTAGTATTTACAAAGTTTAAAGTGCTTGCATTAGTACTAATAAATGGGGTGCTTGCACCAAGAACTCCAAAAGTTCCAGCAGTAGAACCAAACACGCCAATGTTAAAAGGAACATCAGCATCATTGTTAACTTGAAACAATGCGGCTTGTGATGTGCTTGATGTTGATTTGATTGATTCAAGAACAGCGGCACTAGAAGACAATAAAGCCAACTTAGTCCCATCAAAAGTCAACCCAGAAGACCCCGTAAGATTCCCACTAGCACCCGCATAGACAACCCGACCGGACGTCAATGAAGAATCAATTAAGTCAGGAGTTGTTATACCTGTTGTACCGTCTAATATGATAGTCATTATTGGACTCCTTTCAGGGTAGCTACGTCAGCTTCAAGTTGTTCAATGCGAGTCATTGCCTCTTGTAAGGCAACTGCGGCCTTCATTAACAACACAGATGTCTTGACAGATTTGGTTGTTGTGCCAAGGTCATTTTCATCAGCATCTCTGTCTGTGTGTTCTTCAATAAGACCCGCAGAAACTTGTTCAATTTCTTGAGCAATAACACCCAACTGAACACGCTGGTCAGGGTCATCAATCATTTTGAATTTGCGGAAACGAATTGCTTTGATGTCAGCCCATTGTGAGCCAGCATCCACAATATCTGTTTTTAGTTTGGCATCAGAAATTGTGCCGTATGAACCATTGACATTGGTCACATTGCCAGAATCAGCAATACGAATTTTTGTCTGAATTCCTGTAATTGTTCCGCTAAAGAAATAATAAGAAGTGTTTGTTGTGTTTCTTGACGCTTCTAAATTTATAACACTACTGGTGAAAGACGCATTGGTTGCTCTAATGTCAGAAGCAACTAAATTTGCACTTTGTACGGCACATATTACTCCACTACCAGAAGCAACACTCGTAGTCCCCACAAGCAAATTGCCTGTCGAGGTAATTCTGGCTCGTTCTGTTGGGTCAGCAAAAGCACCATTGGTAAAGAACGCAAGCGAATGTTCATTACTTCCACCCATGATGGCCTTGATTGCCGCAGACCTTACTAAAGTATTTTGACCTGATAAGTACAAAGCGGCTGTGTTATTTGTACCACTTCCTGCTGAGTTACCAATCAGTACATCTGCTTCTCCGCTAATTACGCTCTCGGCAAAATTTGCTCTTGCTAATTGCGTTGTTGTGCCAACCATCAAATTCCCAGACGCATCTAGCGTCATTGCTTGGGTAAAGGAGATAGCGTTTCCTGCTGTGCCTGATGGGGCTGTGTACCATTTATGAGAACCAGAACCCATGTTGTAAACTGCCGCAAAGCCTGTATTTTTATACAAGCTACTTGTGCCGTTGTAATATGAGTTACACCAGAATTCAATAGCCGTTGAACTTGCGCCAACAAATGAGCCACCTTGAGTTTCAATAGCCTTGAACGAACTACTCCAAGCACTCGGTGTAACACCAAGACCTAGATTGCCTGCGGTGTCGAGGCGCATGGCCTCGCTACCACTAATCGTAAATGTCGTGAGAGATGACGCTAAAGACAATGTGCTTGAGCTAACATTCAAAGGATAATTTGCAACACCTGATTGTGTTGAAAAGATGTAGCCTTGATTGTTTGTGGCATCAAAGTACATCTGTAAGCCTTTAGTCGCACTTGAAGATGAACCAGTTGGGCCATTGGCTACAATTAAACGACCGCCATCAACTGTAAGTCTGTTATTTGTTCCAATAGTGCTTGTGCCTACTGCTAATGCAGTCCCATCAAAAGTAAGCGCAGAGCCACTTGTCAGAACCTTTGAGCCGTTTAGGTAAGTAACTCCGTTTGCTGTGCCTCCAGAGAGGGTTACAGAACCAGAGGCACTAATGTCTGTCAAACCAGAGATAGCACCTGTATCACTCAAGATACCTACTGAGTTCTGTACTAACTTACCAGTAGTCGTATCAAAACGAACCAAAGCGTTATCAGTAGAAGATGCAGGGCCAACAACATCACCTGATCCACCGCCACCAGTTGCAGCAATGGTGATTGCACCTGCGCTATTGGTAATCGTAATGCCAGAACCCTGTGTCAAAGTGGCTTTGGTCAGAGTGTTACCAGTGCTATTACCAATCAACAGTTGACCATCTGTGTAAGAGGTTTGTCCTGTACCACCATTGGCTACAGGTAAAGTTCCTGTTACACCTGTGGACAAAGGTAAACCTGTCAAGTTGGTAGCAGTACCGCTTGATGGAGTACCAAGCACACCACCATTGACCAAAGGTGCGCCAGAAGAGCCTACATTGACCGCTAGAGCCGTTGCTACACCTGTTCCTAGACCAGACACACCAGTAGAGATTGGAAGCCCTGTAGCGTTTGTTAATGTTGCGCTAGTGGGTGTTCCAAGGATAGGAGTCACCAAAGTAGGAGAGGTAGCAAATACTGCTGATCCTGTTCCTGTTTCATCTGTCAAAGCACCTGCAAGGTTAGAAGAGCTGAACGAACCAAGAGAAGTAGCGTTACCAGTAGAGGTAATAGCACCTGTTAGGTTTGCGTTAGTTGTGACGTTACCCGCAGTCAGACCAGAAGCAGTACCTGTGATATTAGTTCCCACCAAAGCAGATGGAGTTCCAAGAGCAGGAGTAACTAGAGTTGGGCTATTGGCAAACACCAAAGCACCAGAACCAGTTTCATCTGTTACGGCAGAAGCCAAGTTAGCAGATGAGGGAGTACCCAAGAATGTTGCTACACCAGTACCAAGACCTGAAACGCCTGTGGAGATCGGCAAACCAGTTAGGTTAGTTGCAGTACCAGAAGCAGGAGTTCCCAAGGCGGGAGTCACTAAAGTTGGACTGTTTGACAGAACTACAGAACCAGTACCAGTAGATGAAGTTACACCAGTACCACCATTAGCAACAGGCAGAGTGCCTGTGATGTCAGAAGTAGAAAGGCTTACTGCATCCCATGTGGCATTAGTGCCATCAGTTTGGAGATACTTGTTTGCGTTACCTGTTTGGGTAGGCAAGAGGTTATTCAGGGCAGCAGTAGCAGTAGAAGCACCAGTACCGCCATCAGCAACCGCTAAATCTGTGATGCCAACAATCGTACCACCAGTAATATTGGCAGAAGCATTGTCTGTTTTAGTGCCAACAGCAGTTTGAATATTATTAAACTCTGTATCAATCTCAGTACCCTTAACAATCTTTAAGGGATTGCCTGGCGACAGATTGTCTTTAGAAGCAAAATTAGTGGTTTTTGTGTAATTCGACAAGATATTTCTCCTTAGCCCATTTTGCCATCTTTGGCTTGAATTTCAATCTTTTGTAGAGAAAACGATGTTCCATTTATCGTAGTCTCATATCCAGTTTGGACAATCTTTCCTGAACCAGAAGCATTCGCTGTTAGCGTCTTAATTGGAACACCACTTGTGTATTCAGCAATGTTGTACTCAGCCGTTCCATACTCATAACTTGTTTGAGCAGGGATGTAGACATTCTCAGCACGATAAGAGCCTGAATAATCAAAACCCCAATTGATAGACAAGAACTGGTTTGACCCACCAATTACAATGGCGGTGACAGACTTCAAAATAGAAATCTGATTAGGGTTTCCCAAGTCAGCATTGTTTGTGTAGTACGCAAATCGGTACGAAGTTGCGTCATCAAGGTAAGTTCCATACTTACCAATGTAGCCATTCTTACCAATATACAGGTCGCCATTACGCAAAGAACGTAAAGAAGTAGGAGCAATTGAGTCCCACTTCGTTACACGGGATGCACCATCTTGCAATGATTGCTTGGTATCGAAACAATAGACTTGGAAAGTAGCGGGTAAAACAAGCAGATAAAAGGCTTCTTTTTCTGAGTAAACAGACTTCAGATTAGCCAATGTTTCGCTTGCCAATGAAGAATTTAGGTCAAAACGAACATTCTTGGACAAGTCTCTCAGAGGAGCAGACTTCTCTTGAATAGTCCTCATCAATGAACGAACACCTGAGTCCGACAAGAAAACAACGTCAGAACCAATACTTTGTATGGTATCCCTAGCAATACATCCAATAGAGCCTACTGTATCGCTCAAAACAAGAGATGCGGGTGTAGAAGCATTAGAGTAAACAAGAATCTGTCGTTTACCAAAGATAAACAAGAAATCATTGTGCGCTGCCAAGCCCATCACTTCATCCGCACCATTGGGCCAGACCCGAGAGACATCTAGAGTTCCTGAAGTACCACCACCCCATACATGACCTGCAATCAGGTCAGAAAAGCTGATAGTGACCTTATCTGTAGAAGTATTAGCCACCCATAGGCGACCAAATGCAGAAATACAGATGTTTGCTTGAGGAACAGTAGCAACATAACCAGACTTCTCAGAAACTCTGCGATAAGTAGTTGTACTTACTGCGGGGTCATAAATCAGTGGATCGTGACCAGTTTGGAAGAAGTAAGCAATGCCATTCAAAGAGGCAGTTTGCCAGTTAGATGCAGTAATGGTAGGAGCAGAGCCTCCACCACCATAGGTCAACTCAGTCACCGCATTAGAAGTGCCAAGTTTGAATATCTTGTTGTTGCCAGCAAACAGAACTGTAAGAGTCCCGTCAGTCTGGACTAACTCATGGATTACACCAACGTCATTAGCACCTAGATTGCCAGAGGAAGAGTTAACCCTTGACCAACCTTTTCTAGCACCAATACGACCATACTGATCCAAGATGCAATTAGTCGCAACCAAAGCAAATCCCGCCCCTAAATCAAGGGGAGAGTCTTCAGTATTCAGACCATAGAAGCCTGGTGCTGAGAGACTGTAACTTTGAAGTTGCGCTGCCATTAGACCGCCACAAAGTTGTCTTCAGGATAACGAGTGGACTCCAATGCAATGGCATCAGAGAGCATTCCTCTAAACAAAGCATAAGCCTCATTAGAGTTTGTTCCACCATCTTCACCACGCTCAATCAAAGCACGAGCATAGGCACTCTGAGTCACCAAATAGTCCAAGACCTTTACAGATGTGCCATCAGCAGACAGATTTGCTTGTGGAATGGTCAGGTCAAACAACAGAGTAAAAGCACCAGAAGGAACTGGGAACAGGTCTACTTTGGTGTCTCCATTACCATCTACACCGCTAAAGCAGAACTCTGAAGGAATAGATTGTGAAGGCGCACCAAGGTTTAGTTTGCGGTTCATGTCCACAAACTCAATATTGCGAAGACCAATCAAACTTGTTGTATTCAGAGCGTCATTGACACGAAACTTCTGTCCCGCACCTGTCAAAGCATAAGAACTAGTACCACTAGTAGTCGTTACAGTAATTGTTTGAGCAAGGCAGTTCCAGTTGTAAGAGTCCTCAATCTGTCTCTTAGCATCATTGACAAACTTGCCAATCAAAGAAGAATAGGTTGTTTCGCCAACAGTAGAGACTGAACTCTCACGCAAGCGTATAAGAACATCGTTAACAAGTTCTAAGTAGGTCATGTTCGTTGCGCTCCTTGAACCTCAAATGTTGCAATCACAGTAAAGGTGCTTCCAGCTTCAGTTGTCAATCGGAACTGATCTCCCTCTTCCATCACAATGTAAGAGCCATCAAACTTTAAATAGTCCTTAGAACCCATACTGTATGAGGTAAGAATATCGTAAGAAGCCGTAGCACTAGAGTCATACCATTGAACAGTAATTGTTTTGGTAGAGCCTGTTGTGTTATGGAGGTACATTAGATTAAAGAGAGCGTAGTACCCCGTAGGGACTGTATAAACAGTCGTTAATGTTGCCGCAGTAGGGCTAACTCCAACAGATACAGGTCTCATTTATTCCTCTTAGAGATCGCTTTAGCCTTCGCTTTAGCGTCTTCCTTGGACGTTGCGCCCCAAGCTCTAAGAGATAATAGGAGTCGGGTAGGCTTCCCATCTTTCATCTCAGCGCCAGGCATATTGCCCATTCGTGCTAAAAAGGATGCCCTACGAGGGTTATCTCCCGACTTTACTGGTGGTTTTAAATTGCCACCCGTTTCTGCATTATACGATGCTCTTCCCTTGGCATTCAAGCCCCCCTTGGGGTTTTTTCCTTCTTTTGTTTGCCAAGCAGGAGATTTCATTTCTTCTTTGCGGTCTTAGCCGCAGCCTTAAATGCCGCCTCAGTAGGAGCGCCTTTAGAGCCAACCTTACGCATCTTTTCCTTAGAACCAGCTTTGATGCGTTCTTGTTTGGCATTGATGTTAGCGTATAGACCTTGTTTCATTTCTTCTTCCTTGACATACCTGCTTCGGATAAAGCAATAGCAATAGCTTGTTTGGGCTTCTTGACCACAGGGCCACCTTTGCCAGAGTGAAGCGTTCCCGCCTTAAACTCTTTGTAGACCTTAGAGATTTTTGCTTCTGCTTTGGTCTTTTTCATATCAGTACAAAACCTTGGCGGTAATTGTTCCAGTTGTGTAAGCTGTGCAGTTGGCTCTTAAATACTTCGGAGCATTTGCAATAGTAACAATGCCATCAGCAGTTAATGCTGTACCAATGGTTGCAAAGGTTGTTCCATCTAAACTTCCCTGAAAAGCAACAGTAGCAGTTGTGATGCCTGTGACTTGAAGGAATGCGGGTTGACCAGCATCAGCTTGAACTGCTTTTGATGCGCCTGTGGCAACAACAGCACTAAGTAAGGTAACGGGAGCAGTTAAAGATGACATTATTTACCTCTTCCAGATTTCTTCATCATGTTAGTAGCGGTACGACCACCACGGGTAGGCAAACCTTTAGGCTTACCAATAGCAATCATTACAGTAACGGGCATAGATTTCTTCTTGCCATACTCTTTGGCTTCTTTCTCGCCTTTTTCTGTGTATGGGAATTTCTTGTTTCCAACTTGTGGCATATAAATCCTTATCGAACTAGCTTGGTTGCAATAAAAGAAATGATACCGCCAACAATAGAGGCGATAGCCATTCCAACGAAAAAGCCACCTTTAGACTTGTTAGCCATTTCTAAAAGCGTTTTAATATCTTGGCGAAGTGCATGAACTTCAGCTTGTAAAGCCTCAACTTGAGCTTCCAACTTGCCAAATTCTCTTGGATCAATTTCCGACATTTGAAACCTCTTTTTTTGGTCTGCCCAACTTAGGTTTATCTTCGTCTTTCTTTGGAGTTTCCTCAACAAGAACGTATCCTTGATGACCTTTCATGCTATCAATATCATGCTGATAGGTGAAAGTTACTGTGTTTCCCGACTGTAAACAACGAAAAGTAGCCATAAAAACTCCAAAAAAAGGGGGGTATTAGCCCCCTTTAATTAAACTGCACGACCAATCATTAAGGTCAATGTAGTTGATGCCAAGTCTACAGAACCTGCTGTAGGATTGTAAGTCACGATAGTAACTGTATTAGCGGCTGAAACATAGGCTCTACGAACCAAACCTGCCTCAGAAACGCCAACTGCCATACCGATAACCATGTCGCCCAAAGCAACGCCTGGAACTGTAACTGTATCTGTAGCGGTTGCAGTCGTAAGAACTGATGCGCTATCAAGAGTACAAGTAACATCCCAAGTGTCTGTAAATAGACCACGGAACTGGTCATTACCCCTGCGGGAAGTAACTGCTGTTGCTGCTGCCATAATAAATCTCCTTAATGTAAAAAACCCCCCACCCGAAGGCGAGGGGAAAGGTTGTTATCGATTAAGAAGGAACAACCAAGGCAAACATGGAAGAAGACAAAGCTGCGCCAGTGGTAGCGGCTGCACGAAGTGCGGCAACGCCATACAAAGTGTCCGATGTGAACAAAGTAGCCAAGTAGTCTTGCTTGTACTGAGTCTGTGAACGGATGCCCACTTGCTCAACCAAAACCATAGCGTCCTTGTGACCCATCAAACAGACACGAGCAATAGCAGTACCGCTTGTTGGGAAAGCAGCAGTTGCAGATGCAGAGTCAGCATTGCTGGATGTGTACACGGGGATACCATACAGTTGACCGATTTCACCATTGCGGATTGCATTACCATTACCCACAAAAGCCTGTTCTGTGTAACGGGCAAGACCCATCAACGTATTGCGGCTTGAAGGAGGAATGATAAAGAAACGGCCATCCATAGGAGTGTCGTTGTCATCCAAACGCTGAATAGTACGACGAATAGCCGCATCAGTCAGAGCAGAAGCATTGCCAGTATTGGTGTTTGCTGTGTAGTCAAAGGTTGTTGTGCCGTCACCACCAATAAAGGCAGAGCCGTACTGTGCGCCTGTAGTACCACCATTAGCAACACGACCCAACTGGATCAAACTTGTATCCACTTGACGAGCCAGAGCGTAACCAGCATCAGCAGTATAGAACTGACGTAGGCTATTCAAGGCTTGTGCTTCAACGATGTCCTCGATGAAACGTGAGTACTCAAAGTGCTTGTTAATGTTAACCAAAACTTCTGTCTCAGTATCTGCAATCAAAGTGACAGCAGTAGAGGCAGCTTTAGCTGAAGCAGAACCACGAGTAGGTGCGGGAATGTGTACTACATCACCCTTCTTACCCTTGAAATTCATCTTCATTACGATGTTAGCCAATACAAGGTTTTTCTTGTATGCGGCTACGATTTCATCTGACCAGATTTCTGGGATGAACTTGTCTGCGGTTGTTACTGTTACCGCTGGTGTGGGATATGCCATAATTAAATCTCCTAAAGTTTAACGAACTCGACCTTCTTGGTATGCCGTCATAATTTCTTGACTTAGAGCATCATACCGATCTGGGTCTTGCATTTTCAGCCGAATAAGGTCTGCCCTTCGGT